CTTAAATAAAGAACAAAAAGAATTAGATAATGGAGAAAGTAATATAGAAGATGAACAATAATTAAATAATTAAATAAAATACATTATTATGAAATATCAATTATATAGAAATGAAATAGTTATTGGTGAAAGACATCTTACTTATTTTGTAGAGGCTGAAACTATTGAAGATGCAGCTAAACTTGTATTAGAAGGAAAAGTAAACCCTGTAGCTGGTGGAGAATTTTCACAAGCATCTATTTCTCCATTCCCACAGAATTTAGTACAAGATGGAAAGACTGTAGTAGTTACAGATGCTGCAGGTAAAGTAATTGTAACTAATGCATTAGAAAAAACTACTGAATGATATATTTAGTTAGTAAACAGCAGGATTTATTTAAATCAGATAAGTATGAAAAAATAAGTCCTGCTGATGCTATAGAAATGTTATCTAAAGAATCTATTTTAGCTGCAGATACTGAAACTGAAGGATTAGATCCCTATGAATGTAGAATATTATCTATTCAATTAGGTACTGAAAAATATCAAATTGTATGGGATTGTCTAAGTTATCCGTTATCTATGCTAAAAGATTTATTAGAAAGGCCAGATATATTATATCTTTGGCATAATTATGCATTTGATTCAGAATTCTTACTTAAAGAAAGTATAGTCCAAAAGAATTTTATGGATACTATGATTAATGAAAGAATCCTTAATAATGGACTGAATGAATATGAATTAGCTCTAAAAGCTTGTGCTTTAAAATATTGTAATTATGATATGGACAAGTCGGCTAGAGGCGAAATCATTAAGCGAGGACTTACTGAAAGAACTATAGTATATTCTGGAACAGATGTTGCATATTTGATACCAATATATAATGCACAATTAAAAGAATTAAAAAAATTAGATTTAGTTGATACTGCAAAATTTGAATCTAAGTTTACTATAGTTACAGGTTATTTTAAATTATGCGGAGTTAAGTTAGATGTTGATAAGTGGAAAGCTAAAATGAAGAGTGATACATCTAAAATGTTTTCAGCTATAGATAAATGTAACGAATGGGTATTAAATTATTATAAAGAACATAATGGTCATAATGGATATATAGAAGTAGATTATTTAATAGATACTATGTTTATACATCCTAATGATAAAAATATTCCAGAGGATTTAAACTTCCAAATACCTAATGGTAAAGTTATTAAAACTAAAAAAGTTAAACATGAAAAATATGGAATGTTATTTTATGTTACACAAGAAATTCCATTTGGGTATTGGAACAAAAATCATACAGAATTTACTAGTTATATAGAAAAAGTAAATGCTATACAATTAGATTTATTTGCAGAAGCTACAGAAAAGTTTGGTGATAAATGTAACATACAATGGGGCAGTTCTCAACAAATTATTCCTTTATTTGAATTATTAGGTTTTAAATTAGAAGTATTTAATAAACGTAAAGGAACTACAACTAAATCTGTAGGAGAACCAGTAATATCTAAACAATTAGATAAATCTCCATTAGCTGCACTATATTTAGAGTTTAAAGCAGCTGAAACTGTATGTAATTCTTATGGAGAAAAATTCATAAAGGCTCTGAGTAAAGATGGAAGATTAAGAGGAGATTGGCGATCTATTGGTACTGATACATTAAGAATGTCTTGTAAAGGATATGTACATGGACAGAAGATAAATATGCAACAGTTACCATCTGATGCAGTAACTAGAGCTTGTTTTGTTTCAGAGAAAGGTAATTCCTGGATATCCTGTGACATGTCGGGTTAGCAAAATAGCTATAAATTTTTATTTAATATAATTTAACTTAAATTAATTGATACATTCGGACAGAAGTAGTATTTTTACATAAAAGTATTGTTAATAACAAAATAGTAATTTTATGGGAGTACGAAAATTCACAGACGAACAAGAATTAGAAATGGTTAGATTATATAATGAAGAAAAGCTAAGTATGCAGAAAATTGCAGATAAATATGCTACTTATGCTACTTCTGTAAAACGTATATTAGATAGAAGATCTGTTAAAACTAGAACATTAAAAGAAGCTAATGGTGTAGTACAGTTAGAAGATATTAGATCTAAAGAGGGATCCAGAGATTTTAATTATTTTTTAGGACTATTAGCAACTGATGGTTGTGTTACTGGTGATAGAGTTGTATTAGATTTTTCTGAAAGTAATAAAGAGTTATTAGATTATTGGAATGAATTTTTAGGTAATAAATGTAATATTACTAAGTCGATTCATAAAATATATAAAGTAACTCAATATAGAATAGCTTTTAGAAATCAAGAAATATGTGATTATTTAGGTTCTTTTGGAATAGTTCCAAGAAAAACTTATGGATTGACTTTAAAATATATAGATTGGGATGTATTACGAGGTATTATTGATGGAGATGGCTGTGTATTATCTAGAAATAATGATACTACAGTATCTATAGGTATTACTTCTGGTAGTAAACAATTTTTGGAACAAATATCTAAATTTTATTTAGATAATGGAATAAAGTCATATTTAAAAGAATCTAATAGAAATCTAAATACAACATATGATCTATACGTTCATAAAACAGAAGATATAATAAAAATATATAAAAATTTATATGAAAATGCACACTTTTATCTTAAAAGAAAAAAGTTAAAATTTGGCCCCGTACTTAAGAAATTAAGTATTGATCAACTCGTAAATTCGGGGAAAGAGATGTGTAACTCCAATCCCGAGCCAAGCCTTAATAAGGACGGTGTAGAGACTTTACACGAGTAACCTAAAAAGTATCATTTGTAAGATACTTCATGGTTAAGAGAAAGTCCAGGTTCGCTATGACCTGCAAGAAAGTCGCATTATGGCATCTTTAGCTAATGATAAGAACATGATAGATCTACTACAACATGGAGATATTCATAGTTATGTAGCTAAGGTTACTTTTAAGGAAATCCCAAGAGATTGTCCTATTGAAGATATTAAACATAAATTCCATGATTTAAGACAAAAAGCTAAATATGTGGAATTTGCTATTGCTTATGGAGGAGATGCTAATACTATTATGCAACGTATTGGGTGTACTCAAGAAAAAGCAAAAGAAATTTATAATGCATATATGGATGCCTTTCCTTTGGTTAGAGATTATCAGAATTATTGTAAACAAGCTTTAATTGATAATGGATTTATTCTTATGAATAATGTTACTAAAGCTAGATGTTTTATTCCAGATATAGAAAGGTTAAAATCTATACATTATCAAACTAAAACTTCTGAATTCTGGCAAGAATTTAAAGTTAATTCTGAATTAAAAATAGAATATAAATGGTATAAGAAAACATTAGATGATTATGCTAGAAAAGCAATCAATTTTAGAATTCAAAATAGGGGTTCTGGTTGTTTAAAATTATCTTTATTATTATTTTTTAAATATATAGTAGAGCATAATTTATTACATAAAGTATTGTTTGTAATTGGAGCACATGATGAAGGGAATTTTGAAGCTCCTGAAGATATTGCTCCAGAATTAGCTAAAATATATCAAGATTGTGTACTTAAAGGATCTAAACCTTTCTGTCCACATATAGATATGGAATCTGATGTATCTTATCTTAAAGATGGTACATTACCAAATTATTGGATTCATTAAATAATATAAACTATGAATTTAAATATTATAATTAAAGATTTATTAAAAGAGCACCCAGAAGGTGGTGAAAAGTTTTTTGACGCTTTAGACTTATTAATCAGAGGAGATTCTGATATATTGTCTATGTTCTTAGACTTTGTAATGAATAATTTATCAGAAAATATAACTTATGGAGTTGTATTATCTGGAAAATTTGGATGTGTCTTATATAATAATTATGGACATATATTATCTAAATATTTTGATGGAGGAATTATACTTACTAATGGGGGTATCCGTAAAGGAGAACCAGCCTATTTAGGAGTTACAGAACTTTCATGTACTAATTATGTATTTTTAGATGATTCCTATTATTCTGGAAAAACAAAATCTGGAATAGAAGAAGCATTAAAAAATATAGATAGTAAAGCTAAAATTACTAATACATTTGTAGTATATGATGGAGGAATTAAATTTGATAAAACTGTTCATAGTTTATTCCGATATTATAGTAATGAACATAATATAGACTTTTAAATATTATGCCTAAAATAATTTTAACACAAGGAATACAAGGCTCAGGTAAATCTACCTGGGCTAAAAAATGGGTAGAAGAAGATCCAGTTCATAGAGTTAGATGGAATAATGATGATTGCCGTAGAATGTGTGGTCCTTACTGGATACCAGAAAGAGAAACTTTTATACGTATACTTAAAGAATCTTTTTTAAGTACTGCTATGATGGCTCCGAAAGATATTGTTGTAGATGATATGAACTTAAACCCAAAAACTATAAATTATTATAAAGATTTGGTTAATGGATATAATAAAGTAGCTAGGAGTAGAGGACAAGAATCATATATTTTAGAATATAAACAATTCTTTAATATATCTGTAGATGAGTGTATTCTTAGAGATTCTATGAGACCTAATCCTATAGGAGAAAAGATTATTAAATCTACATATAGAAAATATAGAGATTATATAATCAATCAATCTGTAAATAATATGTATGATAATTTAGTACCTAATAATCCTAAATTAGAAAATGCAATTATTTGTGATATAGATGCAACACTTTCATTAAATTTAAAAGGAAGACCATTTTATGGAGAAGGTTGTGCAGAAGGAATTGCTGATGATATAGTTATAGAACCTATAGCTAGTATTTTACGTACTATGAGTAAAAATAATAAAATACTTATAGTAACTGGTAGAGAAGGCACTCCAGAAATTATAGAGGCTACAAAGAATTGGCTTATTAATAATAATATTCCTTATGATTCTATATATTTAAGACCTGTTAAAGATTATAGTCCAGGTGCAGAATGTAAAAAAGAAATATATAATAACTATATTAAAGGTAAATATAATGTTTCTTTTGTA